GTTTGCATTTGTTGAGGTGCAAAAAGGACGTATTTATTCTTATACACTATTACACGAAACTACACTATAAATTCGGAGTTGAAAGCCTGAATTTTGAGCCTACCTATTTATTAGTGTAGGCTTTTTTTGTATCTTTGCTATAACAGTACCTGTTACGGTTCTCGTTGGAACACCGCACCCGAATAGGTCATTTCACGTAAAGGAAAGCGGAAACGTATAACTTATGACGAACCCCCTTGTAAGACTATTGACGAATAGAAACTGCAAGGGTTTTTTTATGCCCTAAAATTTATTTTCAATTATTTTTAAAAAAAAGTACTAATAATTAAATAATAGTACTTATATTTGTAGACACTTTAAAACTAACGAAAAATGGAAGGAAAAATCGTTTACTTATTAATTCTTTATTCAATAGCAGCAACTATTAAAATTTTAACCCTTAAATCCAAATGACACAAAACCCCCGAAACGCAGGACGAAAGCCAGTACCTGACGGAGTACTTGTCAAAACAACAGTACCGAAAAACAAGGTAAAAAAACTTAAAAATTATTCAAAAGAACTTATTAAAGAATATCACGATGAAACTAGACCCACGAATCCAATTTATTAAAGACCCTATTGTATTAATTGCAATTGCTATTGTTTTACTAATCACAGCTATTTCAAATCCTGATTTGGTTATTCAATACCTTAAAAAATGACACAAGAACAAAAACTTTTAGCAGTCGTTGGTTTGTTACCAGTACTCGCTGATTTATTAGAAGATATAGAACTATTCAGAAACTCAAAGAAGTACGCTAATTTGTTCTTAAATGAAGTTAGACACGTTGATAATCGAATAATCAAAGATGCTGAACTTGAAGCGCAATCGCAACAAGTGAACATTCAACGTGCGTTTTTACAATGGTTAAAAACTGAATTTGTAGCGGAAAAATAAGTAATCAATAAAAACAAATATAAAATGCAAGTAGCAGGAAAAATTGTCGCAATTATGCCGACACAAGTAGTAAGTGAGAAATTCTCAAAACGTGAGTTTGTAGTGGAAACTCCGAGCCAATACCCCCAACAGATATTATTTCAATTAACACAAGACAAATGTAGTTTATTGGATAGTTTGAAAGTAGGTCAAGAAGTTGACGTGCATCTGAATATTAGGGGCAAAAGCTGGGTTAACCCAAAAGGCGAAACTAAGTATTTCAATACGCTTGAAGCGTGGAAAATTGAAGTGTTAGGAAATGCACCCGTAATGAATCCAAACGCACCAAATGAAGAAGTTAACGATTTACCTTGGTAGCCACTCATAAACCTATTAAACCGTTCATCACATAACCAAGTTTTGAACGGTTATTAAAAAGTAAATTAGCAAAAAAAAACAAATATGGAAAAGAAAGAAAAAACAGAAACAGTAGTATTAGTTGAAAGAACACCAACTATTTACGAAGCAATTTTAAACGTTATGAAAGACGTTAAGAACATTGAAAAATCAATGACCGTAGGTGCAGGAAACAGCGCTTATAAAGGAGTTAGCGACAAAGATGTTAAGTATATCGTTGGTAAAGCAATGGAAAAACACAACCTTATAATTTTACCTATTGATATTGAACCAAAGTTAACTATTGAACGTTGGGAGGAGGAAACATACGACAACTACCAAAAGAAAAACGTAACAAAACAAAAACAATTGGTATTTACTGAAGTTATAACAACTTACAGAATATTCCACACTTTAACTGAAAAATTTGTTGACGTAAAAGGTTATGGTCACGGAGTTGATAGTCAAGATAAATCAGCAGGAAAAGCGACAACATACGCTTTAAAATATGCCTTACTTTATTCTTTTCTTATTCCTACTGGAGATATTGACGACACAGATAAAACACACAGCATAGAAGTAGCAACACCTATTAAAGTAGCTAAAACAGAATGCGATGCGCCAACGTTTGAAACTATTAAACAAGCGATTTTAGACGGCAAACGTACTATTGAACAAGCTAAGGAAAAATTTATCTTTACCGGGACGCAGAACATTGAACTTTTAAACCTTAAGAAATGAATTTAGCAGACATTGAAAGTTACTGGAACAATCGAGGACACTTTAACATTGAATTATATTTGAATTATTTACGAGCAAAAAACAAATTGTAATGGAACACTTAGAAGATTTCGGAGTTGACCTCCAAGCAAAAGAACACGATTACCAAACAGCACAGCCGAACGTAATCGAAAAAACCACACAAGGTATTAACGCAATAGTACAAGCGGTTGAAAATGGAGTTGTAAACCCCTTAGATGCGTTCGCTTCTTTTAACAAACTTGAAAAACTATTCAAAGAGGCAAAGGTAAAGATTGACGAATTAGCACGTGACGAAGCAGAAAAGTACACAGCGAAAACTTTTACTTTCGGAAACGTTGAATTTACACGCAAAGAGGGTGCGAAGAAATTAAACTATTCAGAGGATTTAGTTTACTCAAACTTACAAACGCAATTAAAAGCACGTGAGGAACTTTTAAAGGTAGCGCAGAAACAAACAATGCTATTTGATAACGAGGGCGTTGAAGTTCCAAAAGTGTCAATTAGTTACAATAAAGATTCATTAATGGTGAAATTCAAGTAATAAAATCTAAATTAATTGAAGCCTTGCATTAAGTTGTAAGGCTTTTTTTTTGGGTGTTACCTGTTACCTGTTACCTATGTAACACTTACAAAATAAAAAATAAAAATAAAAAATATTTTTTTTCAGTAAAAAATCGATGTAACAGGTAACACTTGCCCTCAAACCTTTATAGAATAAAGGAAATAGGTGTTACATTAGGTGTTACATCATGTAACACTATGTTACATAAAAAAAAAATAGTTTGTAATTAAATAAAAATTACTATATTTGTACACGTGAAAGTTGATTGTGCGGAAGTCAACTTGTAGTCACAAAGAACTTATTTAAAGCTCATTAGTTTGACAGCTCCGCACCAGCTTAAAATTAATGGGCTTTAGTTTTTTTAAATACATTGGGCGGAATGGATGAACAACAAGCACTACTTTTTTTAGATTACTTTTCAGTCATTACGATTGGAGATAGTAAAAAGCCAAATCACGAATGGAAAATTTGCCAATCTGAAAAACTAACTGAAGAACAATTTTTAATCAACTTTAAGAAACCAACAACACAAGGAATTGGAATTGTTACGGGGTTTGAATTTTTAGAAGTTATTGATATTGATACGAAAGTATTTTCTACTCAGTTAGAAAAGGATGAATTTTGGAAAGAATATTACCAATCATTGAAAGATAATATTTTAGACTTTGAAAATAAATTTTCAGTTTATGTAACTAAAAGCGGTGGTTATCATATTTTATACAAATCAAAACGAGTTGTTGGAAATACTAAAATAGCTAAACTGAAAGGACATAAAGAAGCTATAATTGAAACGCGCGGAATTGGTGGTTACGTTTTTGTTTATCCGGGAGCAAAGTTAGAAAAGACACGTTCTTATTTTCAATTAGATTTTATTTCAGACGATGACAGATTGACTTTGTGGAATATTTCAAAAGCTTATAACTTTATTGAAAAAGCACCAGAAGAACCAAAGAAAGATAAACGAACTTACCAAGAAGATGAAATAACTCCGTGGCAGGATTTTAACGACAAAACAGATATTTGGAGCGTTATTCAAGATGATTTCTTTATCCCTACAAACGGACAAAAGAAAGACCACTATTTAATAAAAAGACACGGAGCAACTTCAGCGCATAGCGGTTATGTTTTTAAAGATAGTGGTTGTATGTTTCTTTTTTCAACGGGTACTATTTACCCAAATGAAAAATTAATAAGTCCATTTGTTGCATACTCTTATAAATACCACAATGAAGATTTTAAAGCAGCAACTAAAGATTTATACGAACAAGGTTTTGGTAGTAGGTTAAAAAAAGAAATTGAACAAAATAAACCAAAGATTGAAAAACCTTTACCTATTGGAAACATTGATTTTCCTTTAGATATTTTTCCAGAAGAAATTAGATATTACATTTTAGAATGCCACAAAAAATTAGATGCAAATATCGACTATATGGGTTGCTCTTTAATGTGGTTAATTTCTGTTTGCGTTGGTAACACTTACGATGTTGAAGTTAAAAAAGGTTGGAACGAACCTGCGGTAATTTGGTTGGCAGTTGTTGGTAAAGCTGGAATAGGTAAAACACCAAGTATTGACAATATTATTAAACCATTGAATAAATTAAACTTTAAAGAAATAAAGAGATATTCAGACCAAATGGAGGTATTTAATTACTATAATGATTTAACTAAGAAAGAAAAAGAAGAACACCCAGAACCACCAAAACCAAAGAAAACACAATTTATCGCGAATGATATTACTTTGGAGGCACTTGTTGATTTACACCAAGAATCTGATAATGCAGTTGGAGTATTTAAAGATGAACTTGCGGGGTGGTTTAAAGATATGAATAAATATCGTGCGGGTTCTGATTTAGAATTTTGGCTTTCTTGTTGGAGTGGTAAAAGTGTTTCAGTTAACAGAATGACGCGCAAAGGTTCGTTTATTGACAAACCGTTTATTCCTGTTTTAGGTGGTATTCAGCCAAGTATTTTTAATACGTTTGCAACAGATGAAAACAAAGATAACGGATTTTTAGATAGAATGCTTTTAAGTTTTCCAGATGCAAAAGTTGAAGAATACAACGAAAACGAAATGCACCCTGCAGATATTCAATGGTATTCAGACACAATAACAAAGTTTTATCAAGGATTGAAAAATACTATTTTAAAGCGCGATAATGAAAACAAAATTTTAACTCAAACAATTAAATTTAAGCAAGAAGCAAAAGAGGAATGGAAAAGGATTTTTAACAAAATTACTCGTGAGCAAAACAGCGAAGAGGAAAACGAATATCTTAAATCGATGTATCCAAAACAAAAATCTTATATTCCTAGATTTGCTCTTTTAATTCATTTGTTTGATAGTAATTTTAATAATAAAACAACCGTTAACGAAATTTCTAAGGAGTCAATTTTAAAAGCTGAAAAATTAAGCGATTACTTTGTAATGAACGCAAAGAAGATTAAGATTGAAGCTGCAGAAATTAAGGAAATAAAAACAGCAATGAAAGGAGCTGAAACAACCTTTGATAAACTATTAGCTATTTACAAAGCGGATAGTAATTTTAATAGAACAAAAGTTGCAGAACAATTAGGGGTTTCAAGAACACAAATACAACGTTTAATTAATAAAATAGATGAAAAATGAATTTTAAAGAATCAAAAGAATACAGAGAAATGATTTCTTTGTTAAATGTAGAAAATGTAATTGATAGCAAAGTTGTCTTTCAGGTTTACTTAGATAATATTTTTACCTTTCACATTAAAGACACCGAAAAAATACACGAGTTCAATGTAATTTGTGAAGAAATGTTATTTCGTGAAATGCTTTTAACTGAATTGTTAGATGCAAGAGAATTGAAATACATTGAATACGGAATTTACGAAAACAACAAGATACAAAGTGATATTTTTTGGAATATTAATTTTCAAAATAAAAGCGATGCAGATAATTAAAAAAGTGATTTGCATTAAAGGAAATGGAATGCACGTAAAAAAAGGGAAAACATACGATGTAATTGAAGAACACGAAAATGAATATCGTATAATTTCAAATGAATCAAAATGGAAACCGTTATATCCTTACATTCATAAAACTCGATTTAATGACTTATAAACTAATTTACGCTAACTTTCAAGTTTGGTATTTTCCGAGCCGTCAATTAGCACTTTGGAAAAAGAAACAACTAATTGCAACGGGTAATTATTCACGTGAATTTAAAATTGAAACGGTATGATTTACACTAAGGAACAAATAATAAAAGAACTTGCTATTGGGGACTATTCAGATAATCCAAATATAAAAGCAAAAGATTATAAACTAATTGAAATAAAGAGCTTCACTAAGGATTTAATATTAGCTTTGGTAACTGTAAATAACGAACGAATATTTATTAATTATAGTGGAGAAGTTGCAAATAAATTGTATTCTATTTATAATAATCAATTCCCTAAATTATAATGCCTATTTACACCCTAAAACAATTCATTGATTACTGTCACATGGTGGATTGCTTAAATACAACCGTTCCTGCTTCAAAAGTTACGTTTAAAAAATACGACTTAGATAAAAAACGTATTGTTAAAAAACGATTAGTTGAGGTTCGTGAAACGGAAAACGGAATACCTTACGAATTTGTTATTCAGAAAAAAGAAACTAAAAAAATACCAAACGCAAACACCAACGAAATAACAAAACTAATCGTTGATTACTTACGTTACGTTTACGGTAGCAAGTCAATAAGACGAATTTCAAGCGAGGGAAAATATAGAGTTGGAATTGGTTACATACGTTCTGAAAATAAAGGACTTTCAGATATCGAAGGTATGGTTAACGGAAAGTTTTTATCTTTGGAGTTGAAGATAGGAAAAGATAAACAACGTGATTCGCAAAAAGCAAGACAAATTGAAGTGGAAAACGATGGAGGAATTTACTACCTTTGTAAATGGATAGACTTCGAAACGTTCCAAACTGAAATACAGAATTTAATACCTATTGAATGAAAGGGAATAAAGTAGCAATTATTGACGTTTACGAAAATGGTATTTTTGTGCGTAAATTAGAATCTGTTTGGACAAATTTGCCAGATTTAAAATTACAATGTACCTTTGAAATAACTACTCAAAAATTAGAATGCAAAACACAAATTGACAAACAGCTTTTTGATTTTATAGAAAATGAAGTTATAAAATTTTTAACGATATGAAAGCAATCAAAACAAAACTAAGCGAGGTTAAATTAAACCCGAACAACCCACGACTAATTAAAGACGACAACTTTAAAAAGTTAGTTCAGTCAATCAAAGACTTTCCCGAAATGCTCGATATTCGACCTATTGTAGTTAACGCTGATATGGTTATTTTGGGCGGTAATATGCGTTTTAAAGCGTGCAAAGAAGCAGGGTTGAAAGAAGTACCGATTATTATTGCTGACAACCTTACTGAAGAACAACAACGAGAATTTTTGATTAAAGATAATGTTTCAGGCGGCGAATGGGATTGGAGTTTACTTGCTGAATGGGACACGGAGCAATTGGAAGAGTGGGGGTTGGATATACCAACTTTTTTAGAAGAAACAGAACAAAAAGATTTATCAAGTACAATAGATAATTTATATCGTATTGAAATTATTTGTAAAGATGAAGAACACCAAGAAAATAGTTATAATAAATTAATTGAGGAGGGTTACGAATGCCGACTTTTGACATTATAAAAGAAGTTAAACCTAAACAAACGTTTAGAGTTGCTTCAGTGATTGGTAAATTTGATTTACAATCTGAAAATATTATTGAACATTTTAAAGGCGATATTGATATTCCTGAAAAATGGCAAATTGGTTTAATAGTTGGTAAAAGTGGAACGGGAAAAACTACAATAGCAAAACAATTATTTGAAAATGCTTATATTACTTCTTATGAATATTTAGCAGAAACAATTTTAGATGATATGCCAAAAGAATGTAGTTTAGAACAAATTACAAATGCTTTTAATTCAGTTGGATTTTCAAGCCCTCCAAGTTGGTTAAAACCTTATTCAGTTTTATCAAACGGACAAAAAATGCGAGTTGATTTGGCACGTGCAATCTTAGAAGAACAAAAGTTTTTTGTGTTTGATGAATTTACTTCCGTTGTTGATAGAAACGTTGCTCAAATTGGTTCGTTTGCAATGCAGAAAGCAATTAGAAAAACAGATAAACAATTTATTGCAGTTACTTGCCATTTTGATGTTCAAGATTGGCTTTTACCCGACTGGGTATTTAATACAGATACAATGACCTTTCAAAGTTTTGAAGGGCAAAAAAAAAATAGACCAAAAATTAAATTTGAAATATTCAATTACCGAGATAAATCAATTTGGAAAATGTTTGCTAAGCACCACTATTTAAGTCACTCACATAATAATGCTGCAAATGTATTTATAGCAACAGTAAATAATGAGATAGCAGGATTTATAAGTGTGTTACATTTTCCACATCCAAAAGTTAAAGATTTAAAGAAAGTACATAGATTAGTTATTTTGCCAGATTATCAAGGAGCAGGATTTGGTATTAAATTTTTAAATGAAATTGGTAATATTTATAAAAAAGAAAAATATAGATTTTCAATAGTAACTTCAGCTCCAGCTTTAATAAATGCTTTGAAAAAAAATATAAATTGGAATTGTATCCATTTTGGTAGAATGTCAGGAGGCCATGGTGGTTTAAAAGAAATGAAAGGTGGTAGTATAAAACGAATTACAGCCTCATTTGAATTAAAATAAACAACGAATAAACAACGAAATGGCAGGTTATAAAGAAATAGAACCAAAATGGGATAAAGGACAAAGCGGAAACCCCAACGGACGCCCAAAAGGTAGTCGTAACCGTTCGACTATTGCACGTCAATGGTTGGAGGCTTCGGAGAAAGTAAAGAACCCTTTAACGCAAGAAACACAAGAACTTTCGCAAGAAGATATTATGACACTTGCACTGATAAACAAAGCACGTAAAGGAGACGTGAACGCTTATAAAGCATTGATGGATTCAGGTTATGGAGCTCCTTTACAAGCTATTGAAAACACGATCATCGAACAACCACTTTTCCCTGATGAATAATGGAATGGTTAGGGGAAATAGCTAAACACCACAAAGATTACGTTCGAACAATTAACAAGTTTGGCGAGTATTTTTACGCTGAAGATTTGGTTCAAGAAATGTACTTGCGATTAGACCGAAACAAGCGACCCGAAGACATAATTGTAAACGGAAAAATAAACCAATACTTCATTCACTTAACCCTTAAATCTATATTTCTAAATTTTCTAAAAGCAAAAAAGCAAATATCTAAGATAAATAATTTACCTTTGGAAATTGCGGATGTTGATAATAGTGAATTTTACGAAGCACAAAATAGATTCAGAGCGAAGATAAACGATGAAATAAACAACTGGCATAGTTACGACCAGACACTATTTAGATTGTATTTAACGGGTAACCATTCAATGCGAGATATTGCCAACGGAACGGATATTAGTTTGCGTTCAATCTTTGAAGTGATAGGGGAATGTAAAGAAAAGATTAGAGTTAATTGTGGAGACGATTATTTAGATTTAATTAATAACGATTTAGAATTGATATGAAATTTGTAAAAAATACAAAATATTATACTGGCGTGGTTTACGAATGGAATTTGCCAACGGGACACACTTGTCCTTTTGCTTTAGAATGTTTAGTAAAAGTAAATAAAGAAACGGGTAAATTTGATAATAAATCAAATGCTTATAAATGTTATGCAGCAAGCCCTGAAAGATTCCCTGCAGTTAGAAATCATCGTTGGAATAATTATGAATATGTTTTATCTAAACAAAAACCAATTTTACCAAAGGACTGTAAAGCTGTAAGAATTCACGCAAGTGGTGATTTTTTTAACCAAGAATACTTTGATATGTGGTTAGAAATAGCAAAAGAAAACCCAAATATTGAATTTTGGGCTTATACCAAATCATTAAAATATTGGGTAAATAGATTAGATAAAATACCAAATAATTTAGTTTTAACAGCAAGTTATGGAGGCCGAAACGATGAATTAATTTCTCAAAATAATTTAAAACATTCTATTGTAATTAAAGAATTAAAAACAGATTTACCAATTGATTATAACGATGATTACGCAAGAAAAAAAAATGTTAACTTTTATTTATTAGATAATTTTAAAAAATAATGGCACGAAAAAAAGCACAAGGATTAGGAGATACTATCGACCAAATCACAACAGCAACGGGAATAAAAGCACTTGTTAAATTTGTAGCAGGAGAGGATTGTGGTTGTCAACAACGTTTGGAAGCGTTAAACAAACTATTTCCTTATTCAAAACCTAACTGTTTAAGCGAACAAGATTACAACTTTCTAAAGGAGTTCTTTGAAGTTACAAGGGGTTCAGTTGTTCCAACAGTTCAATACCGATTAAACCAAATTTACACAAGTACGTTTAACAAGAACGCTGAATTTACAAATTGTGGGAGTTGCTTGTTAGATAGGATTAGTGAACTTAAAAAAGTATATGAAGAATATGTAAGACAAAACGATAATAACCCTGATATTTATACAGATTATGAAGACGTTACAAATCAAAAATTAATATGATTTACTTTATTTTAGCTTTGATTTTTTTCTCAATAGGTTGTTTTATAGGTGGATTTGTTACACGTAAAGAAATTAAAAACACACTTAGTTCAGCTAAAAATAACGAACAATTATTAGACCTTATTTATAATTACTTTAAACTATGAAGAATATAATATTAGCGAGTAGCTTATTGCTACTTTTCAGTTGCCAAAAGCACGAGGTTAAAGTGTGTGAATGTACGCACGTAATCTATAAAAACGTAGGAACAACAGAACCTGATTGGAATCCATATTGGGACGATTCAACGGTTACGTTTACTGATTTTTGCGCTAACAATGGAACGTTTGTAATTGAAAACTTTATCTATAAAAGAGTAACAGTTTGTAAGTAATGTTTAAACGAACAACCGCTATAAACAGAATAAAAGCAATGAAAGCTAGAATTCGGGTTATACAAGGCGGAACAAACGCAGGGAAAACATACGCTATCATTCCAATATTGATAGACCGGGCAATCAAAGAACAACGAATAAAAATAACAGTTGTTGCAGAAACATTACCTGCAGTAAAAGAGGGAGCATTGGATATTTTCAAAACGATAATGGTTGAAACAAACCGTTGGATTGAAAACAACTGGAACGCTTCAGCACTAATCTACACTTTTACAAATGGATCACGAATGCAGTTTAAATCATTCGATTCGGATGGTAAAGCAAAGGCAAGTGGTAAACGTGATATTCTATTCCTTAACGAAGCAAATCATATTCCTTTTATTATCGCAGATGCTTTAATGATTAGGAGTTCTGAAACTTATATCGACTTCAATCCAGATAACGAATTTTGGGTGCATTCCGAAATATTACCACAGCACAACGCAGAATTTCTATTGCTTACTTATTTAGATAACGAGGGTATTTCAAAGGAAACTTTGGAGGATTTAATGATTAAGAAAGAGAAAGCTAAAACTTCTAATTATTGGGCGAATTGGTGGCGTGTTTACGGCGAAGGACAAATCGGAAACTTACAAGGGGTTGTATTCAGCAACTGGCAAACTATTGACACAATACCAAGCGAAGCCCGTTTATTAGGAATTGGATTAGACTTTGGATATACCAACGATCCAACTTCAGCGATTGCAGTTTACAAATGGAATGATAAAAGAATTGTTAAAGAATTGTTTTATCGTACTGGAATGGTTAACGGCGATATCGCAAACGCACTTCCAAAAGATGCGGTTATTTATGCGGATTCAGCCGAGCCGAAATCGATTGAAGAAATAAGACGTAGGGGTTTACAAATTTACCCCGTAACAAAAGGCAAGGATTCAATTAACTACGGTATTGATGTAATGCAACAACAAGAATACTTAGTTACAAGCGACAGTACAAATCTAATTAAAGAACTTAGAGGTTACTGTTGGGACGTTGATAGAACGGGAAAAACAACTAATAAACCGCAAGGTGGCAATGACCACGGGATTGACGCACTACGTTACCACGAAATGGAATCCATAAGCACGAATAAAGGGGTTTACAACATTTATTAAACTTTGTAGTTTAATAGGTATGAGGCTTGAAATAAACATACCAACATCAATCGCAGAAATACCACTTAGTGCATACCAAAAATTTGTAAACGTTTCTCAAAATAGTGACGATGAGGATTTTTTAATGGAGCAAATGGTGCAATGTTTCACGGGATTAGAATTGAAATCAATCGCTAAAATGCGAATGACTGATTTAACCGAACTTATAATTTCACTTACCAAAACTTTAGAAGCTGAAGGAACGTTTCAACAGCGTTTTAAAATTAAAGATTTGGAGTTTGGTTTTATTCCAAATTTAGAAGAAATTAGTTTTGGCGAGTACGTAGATTTGGAAAAGTACTTGCAAGACGTTTCTACTTTTCATAAAGCAATGGCGGTTATGTACCGACCTATTAAGGAAACTTTTAAAGACCGTTATTCAATTCACGATTACAACGGAAGCGATGAATACAGCGACTTAATGAAGTTTGCACCGTTACAAATCGTTAAGGGTGCGAATGTTTTTTTTTGGACTTTAGAAAAAGACTTATTGAAAGCTACCCTGACATTTTTGGAGACGGAGACAACGCAGGAAATGAGAACTCACTTAGTGAAAGAACTCAATTTGGAAAGCACTGGGGGTGGTATGGAAGCCTACATGTCCTCGCTCAAGGAAACATTACAAAATTCGATGAAATCACCAAGTTGGGACTTAGAAAATGTCTCACTTTTCTCACGTTTACAAAACAGAGCGATGACTTACAACAACGAGAATTTAAACGCTTAACGAAATGAGTCAAGACCCAAGAGCGGAAGCACTTCAAAAGTTTGTTGACGGAGTTGTAAAGCAAGCAAGAACGAATTTAACGAAACGTAAAAAGAACGCTTCTAAGAAACTTTATAATTCAATTAAAGGTGAAAGTAAGGTTTATCCTAATTCTATTCGTGTAGGCTTTCAAATGGAAGATTACGGGTTCTTTCAAGACCAAGGGGTAAAAGGTGCGAACCCTAACAAGGTATCAAAGAACGCAAAAATTAGAGGTCAACAAGCGCCAAATAGCCGTTTTAAATTTGGTTCTGGAAATTATGCAGGAAGTTGGCAAAGTTTTGTTACAAACATTGAAGTTTGGGCAAAGCGAAAAAATATAAGATTAAGAGATGAACAAGGCAAATATAAAAAAGGTAATTATAGAACAATAGCGCAAATAATAGCAGGAAATATTTACAATCGTGGTATTAAACCAACGATGTTTTTTTCAGATGCTTTAGAAACGAAATTAAAGAAATTACCAACTGAATTAATTAACCCTTATGTATTAACCGTCAGTAATATTATTGACATAGCAATAAAAGAAAATGTACGCAAGAACGCCGTTTTTAGTTCAAGTAAATGAAGCAGGGCAAACTGGTTCAAAGGTAGAATTGTTTATTAGTTTAACATCTACTTTTCCAGCAACGCCAACT